GCACGACCTCGTCGTCACTTCCAGACGGGGTTACCGTCAGGGGCTTTCACCTCACTTGCCCAGGTTTGGCGAATTCTGGCCTTCACTACAGCTGGTATAGGCACATAATCCAACCGTTCAGCTATCTCGTCGCCATGTGTGTAAGCCCAGTCAAAAAATCGCATCACTGTGAGGCTGTTGGTGGGGTTGCGAGGATCACGCGGCAACAGAATGTAGGTGGGACTCACAATAGGCCAACTGTTGGCGCCAGGCTGGTCAACGAGGTCAACAGCAAAGTTAGGCACGTTCCAGTTGGCAGATGCTGCTGTAGCCTCAAAAGCCTTGTGAGTGGGCTTCACCCAATGTCCATCGCGGTTGCGGATTTGCGTGGTAACCAATCCAGCTTGCTGAGCATAGGCATTTTCCACATAACCAATGGCTCCCATGATCTGACGCACACTGGCGCTAACACCCTCGTTTCCTCGTGCTCCAGTGCCAGTGGGCCACTTAACTGAGGTGCCTGTACCTACCTGGGTGCGCCATTGCTCACTCACTGCCGATAGGTAACTGGCCCAAACAAAGGTTGTTCCACTGCCATCTGCGCGATACACCACTGCAATAGTCAAATTAGGCAAGCGAATTGTTGGATTCAGTTCCACAATGCGTTGATCATTCCACTTTACGATCTTACCTAGATAGATGTCTGCCAACACTGGACCAGTGAGTCTCAGTTGCTCTCGCTCTAGACCCGGCACATGGACTGCTGCAACTAAACTGCCCATAGCTGTTGGAAACTGCACTAAGTTGTTTTTTTCCAAATCCTCCTGTTTCATAGGAGCATCACTGGCCCCAAAATCCACAGTGCGGTTCCGGATTTGGTTTTGCCCAGCACCGCTGCCCACACTTTGGTAGTTGAGTGCAATACCAGTTTTCTTCGCTTCCTCTCCCCATTTTTGATAAAGCGGGTTGGGAAAAGTGGCACCAGCACCGTTTATTGGTTGCGCAACTACACCAGTAGCACCCATTGCCATCAACGCAGCAGCCATCAACAATTTTTTCAAACCCATAAAGTTTCCTTTCATAGTTTCTTTTGGTAATCTCAGTTTGCCGACGATTTTCCAAATATGCAATGAGGCTCTAAAGTTTTAATACGACTGTAATACAGCTTTCAACATAAGAAAGAGTCAGGAGTGTGACTATCATAAATATCACAAATGAGGAAAATGTTATGCCGCCGTTGACGTTCTGGAATGGAGTTGGTGCGAAAAACAAAGATTACAAGTTCTTTGATCGCATGGCATCTCAGTACATGAACATGGGTGGTACAGAGTTCTATATACATCGTTACGTTGGGCCACTGAATCCAGATCCCAAGATTGTTACACCTGACACAGACGAAACCAACTTACTCAGCATATCAGACTTAGTGAACTTGGAGGTGAGAGACAGAAAATATGACAACGACGTCTACAGCCTCAAGGGACACTACTTAGTCACTGACACAGAGTTTGATTTGAAGCAGTTTGGTTTTTTCCTGTCAACAGATACAATTTTCATAACCTTTCATATCAACCAAATGGTTACCCAACTGGGCCGACGGTTAATGAGTGGTGATGTACTTGAAGTGCTGCACATGAGAGACGACACTACTTTGGATGGCAGGCCCATCAACAAGTTTTACGTGATCCAAGAGGGCACACGTCCTGCAGAAGGATTTAGCCCCACTTGGTGGGCACATCTATGGCGTGTGAAGTGCCAACCACTTACAGACAGTCAAGAGTTCCAGGACATTTTGAATAAAGAATTGGAAGATCGTGGAGATGGAATTGTGCCTGAGCCCAATCCTGACGGCAGCATGCCTACAATTGGTGATATCACTAGCGTATATGACAAAGAAATCAGCATCAACGATGGTGTTTTGGAAGAGGCTACTGCTAACGTGGCATTCAGAAACTGGCAAAGCACACACTTTTACATCCTTCAAGAGGACTTAGACCAACCTATTTCAGTCTACAACTCAGACGGTATCCCACCAAACCAAAGCAAACCTGTGCCTTCTGGCACAAGTTTTCCCGCTGTTAACAAAGAAGGCGACTATTTCCTTCGCTTAGATTATGTTCCCCCTGTATTATACAAACGGACTGCATCAAAGTGGAAGAGAGTTGAGACCAATTATAGGGCCCCGTGGCTACCCGCTAACCGCGTGCTCACTAGCTTCATAAACAACAAAAACAAAACCACTCTCACAGATGGTAGTGTGATTGATGAACGCCAAAACCTGCGCACAGCTATCAAACCCAAACTAGATCCAGATATATAAGGAGACAAACATGAGTAAAACAACAGGAGAAAAAGGTCTATCACTTATCAAGAGTTTTGAAGGCTTGCGATTGGACGCCTATATCTGTCCTGCAGGTGTAGCCACTATTGGTTATGGCACAACCAAAATCAATAGTCAAGCAGTTAAAGTGCCGTCAGTTATAACAGAGTCCCAAGCCAACGACTATCTGAAAACTGATGTCAAAGCATTTGAGCAATCTGTTAACAGTGCTGTCTCTGTGCCAGTTACACAAAACCAATTTGACGCACTTGTGAGTTTCACTTACAATCTAGGCGCTGGCAATTTACGTAGCAGCACACTCTTGAAAAAGCTCAATGCAGGTGACTATGCTGGTGCTGCTGATGAGTTCCCCAAATGGAACAAAGCTGGTGGCAAAGAACTGGCAGGTTTGACCCGCCGCCGAAATGCTGAAAGGGACTTGTTTCTCAGCTAATGGAATATTGGTACAACCAACAGCTACGGCAGTATAGACTTCAAGTCATACGAGCATTCAGCAACTTCAGTGTAAGCATGGGTATCAACAGCGACGGCACCCCGAAGCTGAGGCGAGTGCCTTGTCGCTATGGTGACCCTTCACGTTTGGCAGAAACCATCACAAATGCCAACAGTGAAAACAAATTACCAACAGCCCCTTTCATCTCAGTCTATTTGACAGCCATGAGTTTGGCACCCAACCGGCGTCATGCTCCAAGCCTTGTTTCAACACAAAACGTTATTGAACGTGAATACGACGGAGAAAATAGTCGCTATCTAGGTACACAAGGTAACAGAAGCACTGTTGAACGTTATATGGCTGTACCTTTTGACCTGACCTTCAACGTAGACTTTTGGACCAGTAACCTTAACCAAAAAGAAGAGCTTATTGAGCAAACCCAAGTACTCTATAATGGAATGATTGATATTCAAACATCGAACAATCCCTTGGACTGGACAGCTATTACAACCCTTGAGCCCACAAACATCACTTGGAGCAGTCGAAGTATTCCCATTGGTACAGAAAACCCCATTGATGTTTGTACTGTTGAATACAAAGTGCCAATTTTCATAAATCCACCAGCCAAAGTAAAACTACAAAAGATAATTCAAGAGATTGTAACAAATATACGTGAAGGTGAATATGATCCCAACACAATGGAGTGGACCGAACAGTCTTTGCTGAGTAGAGTGTTAACAACTCCTCTGGATGCCTGTATTGCCATGGCCAATGCAGGTGAAAACACCTGGGAAATCAGCCTACAAAGTCCTTCTGGTAGTACGATTGATCCTCAGACATTGCCGACCCGTGTGTTGGGCAGAAAAAATCCTGTATTGACACCTGGTACTACATTCAAGTTCAATGGGCAAGCTATAACAATACCCAACACAAGTATTGATGATTTAATCAACTTGATTCGAGTGCGAACTGTTGAACCCAGTTTGAACGCAGTTTTTAATTTGAATCAGCAAATTGAATTTTGGAACATGACTGGTGGAGATATTGTCTTGGAAAACGTGGAAGGCACACCAATCCAAGATTTGGGATTTCAGCCCACCATATACAAGGGCGGAACCTTGGCTTGGTGGAGGCTCTTGGACAAATATGGCGCAGTAAAACCCCAAAGCAGTTTCCAAGAAAACGCTAGCCAAATAAGGCTGTTGTCAACAGATGATCTTGACAACAGAGACTCTGACATTGTGGGATATATTGATTTTCATCCCACCAACCAAAACTATTTGATTTGGAAAGGCGAACTTTCCAGTTGGCCTGGAGATCAACTTCCTCCCATCACTGCTGTTATTGATCCACAGCGCACTTACCCTGGCTCTGGCTTGACTGAGGAAAGATTTGGTCAAAGATATTTGTTGACAAATGAAATTGCATTTCAAAGCGGCGCGTGGGGCAATGTTCAGGCAATACCAAATGTGCAGGCACTGGTAGTTGGTAGGGTCAGCACCAACGAACTGGTAATAGAACCTGTTGATCAAGCCCAGTTAAGCCTGAACCGCAGCATGCAAATCCTATTTGGGTCAGGCATTACACAAACTGCAAGTGTTGTGCAAATTGTACAATTGAATGCACTTCAATACCAAGTGGTTTTGTCAGGAGACTCTGTTGCACAAATTGGAGATTTTGTGCAAGTAATTTACCCTGTTATTGCCAACGATATAATTGAATACAACGGCTCACAATGGGTTTTGGCCTTTGACAGCAGCAGCCCTTTGCAGACATTGGTGTTGAATCAATACAGTCAAAAATGGTTTCTTTGGACGAATCAAGAATGGAAAGCTTTTCCCAAGAGCACGTATACACAGGGCTTATGGCGCCTCAGCCTCTAAATAATCCTATGAAACAGTATCCCACAAAGCCAGTTGCACAAGTTGATATGCAAATAATGGACCAATTTATTGATCCCAATACACGGCAAATTTTGAAAATTCTTCATGATCATCATGTGTCCACTCGGATTGTAGGTGGTGCAGTGAGAGACATGTTGCTACATAAAAAACCACGGGATATTGATTTGGTAGTGGACGCAGATCCCAGTGAAACGTTGTTTCTCTTGAACCTATATGGAATTGAGGCAGAAACACAGGGCATCAAACATGGCACCATCAAAGCCGTTTTTAGGCAGAACGGGGACAAAAACAAAGTGGAAATAACCAGTTTGGGTTACAGGATACAGTTGAAAGGTGCTCGACCTTTTCTCAAAAAAGCCAAAAACTGGGCTACAGACAGTGAAATGCGGGACCTGACAATCAACAGCATGAGTATGGATTTACATGGCCACATTTGGGATTATCAAGGCGGATACGCCGATTTGAAGCACAGTCGTATCCGAATGTTGCCTGATACTAAAACCAACATCAAGGACGATCCCAACCAAATCATGCGATACTTCAAAGCCTTAACTATGTTTCCACAACCACTTATGGTGAAAACAGACCTTGAGTGGATCAAGAAACACATTAGCTTGTTAGCTGACCAAGAAGATGACGAGAGAGTTATCAGAAACTTATTGAGTATTCAAAAAAGCCCAAATGCTGACAGAATATTAGAATTGATGTGCCAATTGGGTGTAAAAAAATACATTTCCTACTTACCTTGTTAGTATTTTTGCCTCAGTAACACCAGTAACAAAGTAGCAATGTATGTCCTGACTCTGCTATAATGATGGCAACAACTCTCTATGTATATAAGGACCAAGAATGAAAATAAAAATGCCCAGCACCAAGGACGTCAAAAAGGCCACCAACAGTGTGACAAAAACTGTCACTGACACCAGCAACACTGTGGTTAAAGAAACTACCAAAACTGTTGACAAGGCTGTTGACACAGTAGCCAACACGGCCACTGATGCCTACAAGGACGCATCTAAGGCAGCGTCTGATGCCTACAATTATTCAGTAAGCTTGGCTAACAATACTGCTGCTGTGAGTGCAAGTGTTGCCAACACCGTTGCCAAAAACACCGAAGAGGCTGCCAAACAGGGCATCAACGTTGCTAGTGATGAGTGGAAGAAGGGCAGTGCTCTAGCACAAGATTTTTATAAGGATGGTGCTGAGGCAGTTGTCAAAGCTGCTGAAGATGCATATGCCTGGGCGGATGCTAATGCATGTAGAATTGGCTTGAACTATGCACTCACAACTGGTATAGTGCTCTACTTTGCTCCCAAGCCTGCTCCAGGTGATCCAGGCACTGTGAATTCAACCGCAGCCAGCATGACCTGGGTTGCCTGGTTTGCATCACAAGCTGGTAAGGCTGCCTCCGCAGCACAAACTATGGCATTGAGTTGCAGTATCAGTTACATCATAACCGAAGGCTTGTTTTTGATTCCAGGGGTAAAGGGTCAAGTGAACAAGACACTTGTGTTCAATGCTCTGTCAAATTGCATCAACACAACGATTACTAATGCATATCTCTGGGGTACACCAGCCGGTGTTGGTATTGCTGTGGGATCAGCCATCTCCCCAGTTATTGCAACGCTGATTTGCGAGGGTGTGCTGCCGCGTGGT